GATGGAGTAGCGGATTATCATCAAGCATGGTGGACTAAGTTTGTTGAAAAGAATGCAAAAAAATTAGATACACAAGAAAAAATAGGATTGGTTAAGAGATGGGCTTTTGGTGACAAGAGTTTCCGTATTAACACAATACAAGATACTAAATTAAGAGCTTGGGCTGAACAAACTGATAAACAAGACCAACAAAAGATATCAAAACAAAATCTAATGAGATTTGAGGAGATATTTTTAGGAGTTGGTGCGGATGTTTTATCATTTATGAGTTCAGTACTTACAGCAAATCCTGATAGTGCCAAAAGACAAATGGTAGCTCGTTTGGAATCTACAATCCAACAAGTAAAAGCAAGTGGTGACCCTAAAAAGATTGCAAAATTAAAATTAGAGTTAGAACGTTTGAATGCATTGGGTGGATTTGATAAGATTGTGCCAAACGAAGGTATTGTATTCGTATATGGCGGTAACACTTATAAATTAACAGGTGCATTTGCACCCCTAAATCAAATTTTAGGTATTTTCTTCGATAGTTAATCGTTTTCTGAATTTTGATATACTTATATATACAAATATATCGTAAGTAATATGGCAAAAGAATTCAATAAAAAATTCATGCATCCAACCCGTAAAAAGTTGGTAGATATGGTTTTAACTGGTGGTGAGTATGAGAAGGAAACGCAAATTTCATTCGCAGGAGCAGATAAACAAAATATAAAAAGAAAAGTTGGGGAAAGATGGACTGATGAAAATGGTAAATCTTGGCAACAATATGAAGCTGGTAAAATAGAAGTTTCTGAATTAGGCGATATTATGGCCGAAACCAGAGCTTATTTAGATAAACTAAATAGTTGTAAAGCAGACGATTGTAAAACAATTAAATTAGGTAGAGTTGATAAAAAACTCGTATCAAAAACAGGATATTGTACAACTTGTTTAGCAAAAAAAGAAAGAGTAATTAAATTGGATGGATTGTGGGATGCATATGAAGATTATAAAATATATTCCAATATGATTGCATATGGTAACGATGTAATTGCTCAATTTAAACAGGCTTACAACGATGCAAAACAAACGTATGAAGTAGTACAAGAAGATGGTAAAATTGAAACGTGGAGTATGGAAAGAGATGTTGATGAACTTAAAGCGGAAATACTTTTAGATATTGTCAATTTTGAAAAAGAAGTTGAACAGGCCACAAAATTAAGAAATGAGGCTTACGAAAAATTAAAAGATAAAAACTACGATTTAGTTAGACCTCTTACAGATTAATATGAGTACTGGTATAACACAAAAGAAATCTCTAAAAGAGATAATAGCCGATGAATACAAAAAGTGTGCGGTAGACCCGATTCACTTTATGAAAAAGTATTGTATGATTCAGCATCCGGTGAGAGGTAAGATACCTTTTCACCTTTTCCCATTTCAGGAACAAACACTAACTCAATTTAAAGATAATCGATTTAATATAGTATTGAAATCACGTCAAACTGGTATCTCAACACTTTCAGCTGGATACGCACTTTGGAAAATGATATTTAATGGTGATTTTAACGTATTGGTTATTGCAACAAAGCAAGATGTAGCAAAGAACTTAGTAACAAAGGTAAGAGTAATGCATGAATTACTTCCTAGTTGGTTAAAAGGTGGTTCTTTGGAAGATAACAAACTTTCACTACGTTTAAATAATGGTTCTCAAATTAAAGCAATCGCTTCTTCTCCTGATGCAGGACGTTCGGAAGCCCTATCACTTCTTATATTTGATGAGGCTGCTTTCATTGATGATATTGATGAGATATGGGTAGCGGCACAATCAACGTTATCAACGGGTGGTAGTTGTATTGCACTTTCTACTCCTAATGGTGTGGGTAATTGGTTTCACAAAACTTGGTTAGATGCGGAAGAAGGTACAAACCCATTTAATACAATCAGATTACATTGGACGGTGCATCCTGAAAGAGAACAGGATTGGAGAGATGAACAACAAAGATTATTGGGTGCAAAGAAAGCCGCTCAAGAATGTGATTGTGACTTCGTATCTTCAGGTGATACCGTAATCGATCCAGAATTATTAATGTTTTATAAAGAAACTTATTGTCAGAATCCAATTGAAAAGACTGGATTTGATGGTAATCTTTGGAGATGGGAATATCCAACTGCAAATGGTTCTTATATGGTTGTAGCGGACGTTGCGAGAGGTGATGGCGCTGACTTTTCCGGATGTCATGTACTAGATGTACAAAATGCAACACAGGTTGCGGAATATAAAGGTAAGATTGATACAAAAGATTTTGGAAACTTTTTAGTAAATCTTTCAACCGAATATAATGATGCGTTACTCGTAATAGAGAACTCAAATATTGGTTGGGCGTGTATTCAACAATGTATAGATAGAGATTATAAAAACTTATTCTATATGAGTAAGGATTTAAAATATGTGGATGTAGAACAACAAATGAAAAATAAATACAGAGCAGACGAAAGACAAATGGTAGCTGGATTTTCAACAACTTCTAAAACTAGACCTTTGATTATATCAAAATTAGATGAATATTTTAGAGAAAAATCGGTAACAATTCGTTCTAATCGTTTGATTGATGAATTATTTACTTTTATATTCATTAATGGTAGAGCTGAAGCTATGAAAGGTTATAACGATGACCTTACAATGGCATTATCAATTGGATTATGGGTAAGGGATACGGCACTTCGTTTAAGACAAGAAGGAATAGACCTTACAAAAAGAACTTTGGGTGGTATTTCATCTAATATGCAGCATGCCGGTGTTTATGGGCCAGCTGATAGAGATGATAATCCTTGGAAAATGAAAATAGGTGATGATTTTGAAGATTTAACTCAATGGTTATAAATTGTAGGGTTTTGATATTTTAAGATATTTATGATATATGTCAAAATAGAAAAAACAGACCAAAATGATTAAATTAACAAATATCCTAAAAGAAGATGAGTATGTGGATAAAGCATATTCTAAAGGAGACCAACCAGCCGATAATCCGATTGATGATTATGATGAATTGGATGTTGAACAAGAAGATATGGATGATTTTATAAATTATCTTAAATCTTATTCACAATCGTTGGATGAAGCGGGTTGTAATTGTGTTTTTGAAGCAGAATACCAAGGTAGAGAAGTGAAATTGGGTAAACCAATGGCAGGTGATGTAAAGAAATTTAAGGTATATGTTAAAAACCCTAAAACCGGTAAAGTTATTAAAGTAAACTTTGGACAAAAAGGAGTAAAGATTAAAAAAAATAACCCGGGTAGAAGGGCTAATTTTAGAGCAAGACACAATTGTGATACTCCAGGTCCTAGAACAAAAGCAAGATATTGGTCTTGTAGAAAATGGTAAAATAAATTATGGCAGAACAATTTCAAGACGATAGGAGTTTCTTTGGGAGACTGAAAAAACTATTTTCAACAAACGCAATCGTAACCGTTGATAAAGATGGTAGACGTAAGGTTGTTGATATCGAAGACCGTCAATCAAACACAAACTTTGTAAATTTAAGAGACAGATATACAAAATTACAAAGGTCTTACTTTGAAACACATCAGGGTGCTCAATCAATGGCATATCATCAAGTTCGTAGAGAACTTTTTAGAGATTATGATGCTATGGATATGGACCCAATTATTGGTTCTGCTTTAGATATATATGCGGATGAAAGTACCACAAAGAATGAATATGGTGATGTACTTCAAATTAAATCTACAAATGAGAATGTAAGAGAAATGCTTCACAATCTATTCTATGATATAATGAATGTGGAGTTTAACTTATGGCCTTGGATTAGAAATTTGGTAAAATATGGTGATGCTTTTTTAGCATTAGAAATTCTACCTGGTAAAGGTATCATTAACGTAGCACCTCACTCAACTTATAATGTAGAGAGATTAGAAGGTACTGACCCAAACAATCCTGATTATGTAAAGTATAAGATTGAATTGGATAGATTTGGTAAAAAAGAATATGAGCAATATGAAATGGCCCATTTTAGAATGTTATCAGATACCAACTTCCTTCCTTATGGTAAATCAATGATTGAAGGTGCTAGAAGAATTTGGAAACAATTATCCCTAATGGAAGATGCGATGTTAATCCATCGTATTATGAGAGCACCTGAAAAGAGAGTGTTCAAAATTGATATTGGTAACATTCCACCGCAAGAAGTAGATAACTACATGCAAAAGATTATCAATAAAATGAAGAAAACTCCATTTGTTGATAAAAATACTGGCGATTACAACTTAAAATACAACATCCAAAACCTTACGGAAGATTTTTTCTTACCTGTTCGTGGTAGTGATAGTGGTACAACTATTGATAATCTACAAGGGTTAGAATATGCAGCGATTGAAGATATTGATTATTTAAAACATAAATTATTTGCGGCATTAAGAGTACCGAAGGCTTACTTATCTTATGATGAGAACGTTAATGGTAAAGCTACGTTAGCGGCAGAAGATGTTCGTTTTGCTAGAACTATTGAGAGAATTCAACGTACAGTTGTTAGTGAATTGGCAAAAATTGCAGTAGTTCATTTGGCAGCAAATGGTATAGAAGATTCGGAAATGACAAACTTTGAATTAAGTTTAACAAACGCTTCTACAATCTATGAGCAAGAGAAGGTTAATTTGTGGTCTGAAAAAGTAAGATTGGCAAGTGATGCAAAAGCACTTAATATGTTATCATCTGATTGGGCTTATCACAATATCTTTGGATTATCACAAGATGAAATCGATACTGAAAGAGCTAAAGTAATCTTAGACCTTAAGGATAGATTCAGACATACATCAATTGAACAACAAGGACAAGACCCAGCAAATCCACCAGAACAACAAAATGTAGAGGAAGAAATTCATAAATTAAAAACTGAAATTGAATTGAATAGAGGGGTTGGTAGACCTAGAGAAGGAAACACTTATGGTAAAGATAAACACCCATACGGCAGAGACCCATTGGGAGATAAGGAAAATCATAAGGAGAGAAAGAGAGATGATAGAGCATTAAATACAAATGCTAAGAAGTTAGCAAGAGAATATATAAACGGAATTTCATCAAAAAAGACGGTTTTAAATGAAAAATCGGGTATGCTTGATGAAAAAAATCTATTAGACGATACAAAAATTTAATAAACATTAATTTGTTTATATTTATATGTGTTAGTTTATAGGGTAGAACAAATATAGGGTAAGTAAATGAAAAAAATTAAACATTCC